AGAGCCGTGATGAGAAGCTGGCTGAATACCAGAAGAGGGCAGAGGAGCTAGAGGCAGAGCTTGAGAGGACTGCGTTTGAGCGTAGCCCCAAGTTCCGCGATAAGTTCCAAGCTCCCTATGAGTCGGCTATTGCCAAGGCTACCGAGTGGGCTAACGAGTATGCCGCTGACCCTGCTATTGCAGAGAAGGCTTTGTCGCTGAAGGGCAAGGAGCGTATTGAGTTTATCGACGAGAACTTCGGAGGAGGTGCGGCATCTGCCCAATTCCTATCCCTCATCAATGACGCTGACAGCAAGCGCGGTGCGCTTGAGGCGGCTATGGTGAATCATCGTGAGACTGCTAACACTCTTGTGCAGGAGGAGGAGAAGACTCGCCAGCAGACTACCGAGAAGATCAACAAGAACTTTGAGCGGGTTGCCAATCACCTCGCCAGCAAGTCTGACTTCTTCCGAAAGGGAGATGACGATGATCATAACAAGGTGGTGGATGAGCGTATCGCGGCGGCTCGCAACATCCTTATGGGAACTGCTTCCGAGAACGACATGATGGTCACTCCGTTCCTTGCAGTCATTGCCAAGGATGCGGTTGCCGAGAATGCCAAGCTGAAAGCTGAACTTGCTAAATACAAGGCTCGTGTTTCTCAAGACACGGCTGTATCTCCTGCTCCTCGCAGGGGAACTAGCGACATCAACGAGACTACTGGCAAGCCCAAGGGGGCAATGGATTCTATTCGATCCTACTTCCGATAAATGAAGCTCCAGACCTACGGGCTGGACTTGAGTGCATTTCCAAAGGCGACCCAACTAGAGGTTGAGTTGCTGATGGTGAAAGATCCCGACCCGAGTCGCTTCAGCGGCTTGAGTCGGGGTCAGCATATCAAGCACGTTCTTTCGATGCTTTGGCCTGACGTGATGTCTCGCTGGAATGATTGGAACGAGCTTGCGTTGTGGGCATGGACGAACTACGACGAAATCGGAGTGACAGGATGCGCGGCGGCAGGAAAGACCTTCACCTTCACCCTGCTATCGCTTGTGGAGTTTCTGGCTTGTCCTATGGGGACTCGTATCGCTCTAACCAGTACCACAGTCCCCTCCCTGCGTGGGCGTATCTGGGCAGAGATGATGAAGTTTGTGCGACCTGTATATCCATTGTTTGGTTTGAATGTGGTGGACTCCCAGACCAAGATTCAGTTCCAGAAGGGAGATGATAGATCGGCAATCATAGCCCTTGCAGTTGATAGCGGAGCGATTGAGCAAGCCGTGGGTAAGCTCCAGGGAGTTCACATCCCCCGTGTAGTGATCGTAGCTGACGAGGCGGCGCAGACCAATCCAGCTATCTTCTCCGCTCGCGCAAACCTTGCAGTAGGTACGGACTTCTATCGCTTTATCGCTATTGCCAACGCATCATCGCAGTTTGATCCTCATGGGCTATTCTGCGAACCCAAGATGGGATGGGGATCTATCAATGATGATGAGGAGTTCTGGGAAACCAAGACGGGAGTGTGCGTCAGGTTTGATGGGCTGAAGTCTCCGAATGTGAAGGCAGGAAGACTGCTTTATCCCTATCTCTTTGGTCAGGATAATATTGACACGATCAAAAAGAACTTCGGAGAAGGATCGCTAGAATGGAACTCATACGTCCGAGGGATGTGGAGCAAGAGCGGAGCTAGGAACACGATCCTAGACCAAGCTATGATCAACGAGGGCCGCGCTAGGGAGAGCGTGACTTGGGCTGGTGGCGGCATCAAAACGATTGCGGCTCTTGACCCTGCATTCACGACTGATGGCGATGATTGTATCCTGCGATTCGCAAAGGTGGGTAAGGCAGTTGACGGCGATCTCATCATTGAATGTGGCGACATCGTGCGACTCACTCTCACCGAGAATGAGAACTACCCGTTGTTCTACCAAGTAGCAGACCAGACTATCGCAGAGTTGACTCGTAGAGGCATCCAGCCAGAGGACTTCGCCATTGATGCTACTGGTGCTGGTGCTGGTATTGCCGACATCATCTCACAACGCTGGCAGACAGGGTTTGTCAGAGTGAGCTTCGGAGGAGGGGCAACGGAAGCCCCGATCTCCATTGAGGATGATCGTCCCGCAAAGCAAGTCTATGCGAATCGCGTCTCACAACTTTGGGGGCAGATCCGCACAATCATCATGGCGGGAAGAATGCGTGGACTAGATGACCAGACTAGCCGAGAGCTATGCGCTCGTATATACACGCTCAAAAACGAGAAGATGCTTTTGGAAAGCAAGAAGGATTTGAAGAAGCGCACGAAGGGAAACTCTCCTGACAGAGCGGATGCGCTGGCATTGCTTGTGGAAGTGATGGTGACGAACTGGGGACTTGGCAACAGCGTGGGGAGCCTCGCAGACTCCGATGAAGATTGGGAAAGATTTGTGTTTGACAATGAATTGGAATCTACCTACGACTCGTAGTTGAACCAGAGGCAATGGCCTCACAACCAACAAAAAACAATGAGATACGACTACACTTGTCATAACGAAGAGTGCGAACACGACTTTGAGGTTCGCTACACAGCACCAACGCCGAACCGCTATATGCATGGTAGGTTTGAAGACGCAGAGCAAGGATCAGCCGCAGAGTGTGATCCATGTGAATGCCCAGAGTGCGGATGCGAAGTGGATGTGGATGAAGTAGGAGAGGCTTGCGAGGATTGATACAATGAACTGGTCTGTGCATCAGATTACATTCCGAGATGCAGAACCTTGGCTTTTGAAAAAGCATTACGCCAAAAGGATACCTCCAGTATCTTATGCCTTTGGCGCATTCTTTGATAAATCCTTGATCGGAATAGTAACATATGGGACACCTGTTTCATCCTCTCTTCGTGAAGGTGTTTGCGGAAAGGAGTATGCTGATTATGTGATTGAGCTTAATCGTCTGTGTTGTGAAAGCACTAAAAACCTAGCTGGTTTTTTAATTTCTAATTCATTAAAACTAATACCAAGGCCAAAGATTGTTGTTAGTTTTGCTGATACTGCACAGGGCCATGTTGGATATGTTTATCAAGCAACTAATTTTGTTTACACAGGATTGAGTGCAAAGAGAACAGATTGGAAGATCAAGGGTGAAGAACATCTTCATGGAGCTACCATAGCAGACAAATTCAGGGGAGTTGAAAACAGGGCGCAAGCTCTCCGCGATAAATACGGGGATGACTTTTATTTGGAAGATCGTCCGAGAAAGCACAGATACATTTATTTTATTGGAACAAAAAAAGATAAGAAAAAAATGAAACAATCCCTCAAATATCAGATTGAAGAATACCCGAAAGGAGACTCGCAAAGATATAATGCGAGCGCAAAAATAAACACACAAATGCTACTAATCAATTAATAATATGCAATCAGTAAAACTAGACCGACACAAAGAGCATCAGAAGTATTTCCTATCTGATGGAACGCAAGTCCCTGGAGGATCTACGATCTCAAAGATCGGAGACGATGCAGGGGCATTAATCCATTGGGCTTGGAAGCTAGGATGCGAGGGGAAGAACTACCGAGATGTATCAAAGGAGGCTTGCGATATTGGGACTCTGGCCCACTTCTACATCGAATGCTTCCTCAACAATCAAGTAGCTGATCTATCCGACTACACGCAGGAGGAGCGCGATAAGGCTCTTGTGTGTTACCATAAGTTCCTTGAGTGGTGGGAGGGGCAAGACCTTGAAGTGGTGGCAACGGAGATCCAGCTAGTCAACGAGGCATTCCGCTACGGAGGAACCATTGATCTGATCGCCAAACGCAAGAATGGGGATCATGTGCTGATGGATTTCAAGACTAGCAAAAAGATCAGCGACTCATACTGGAGGCAAGCGGCTGGCTATGCCAATCTTTGGAATCAAAATCAAGAGAAAGTTCCTTTGCCAGTAAATGAAGATGTAAAGAATATAAAGATTGGGCCTTTCCCAATTTGTCCGCCTAATGCTAGGTTTTTTGGGACAACAGGAATCAATCAAATCACCTCTCACGCCATCGTGAGGATCGGCAAGGAAGAAGAGGGAGACTTTGAAGTAGTTTGGAAGGATGATCTCTCAAAAGAATGGTATGTCTTCCTGAAGCAAGTGGATCTCTACTGGGCCATGAAAGCCGCGAAGCCAGAGTCAAAGCCCCGTGGGAGGAAGAAGAAATGAAAAAAATCACCATTACAATAAAGCCATATTCATATAATTGTGCAGATGGATGTTGTTCTGAATATGGAGAAAGAATATCTGTAGATGGAGAGGAAGTCGCAATGGGGCCTTGTGAATACAATAGGCTCATCTCATTGCTTCATCATCTTGGGTATGATGCAAGTTTGATTGGCCTTAATGAAGATGGAGAGGAGGTATGGAGCCTATGAGCCTCCCAGCAAACCTAGACGCAGAGAGAGCATTCCTCTCCTCTGCCTTCCAAAATCCCTCTATACTCGATATACACGCTGATCATCTAAAGCCCACTCTCTTCCATCATCCTGCTCATAAAAACCTCTTTAAGGGGCTTTTATCGCTCTGGAAAGAGGGCAAGAGCGTGGATCTCATTACCATCAGCGAGTGGCTAGAGGCTAACAATCTCATGTCAGATTGCGGTGGTGCTTCAGAAGTGGCGGCGATATACTCCCATGTCCCGACATCTTATAACCATGAGGAGTATTTCAACATCATTCGCCACTATCACACGGCGCGTTTGGCTATTGCTGGAGCCGAAAGGATCATTGATTCAGCCCGTAATCCTGTAGTGAACGGAGAGCTTTCCGAGACTGTGCAAAAGGCATTAGTAGCGATTGCGTCCGAAGCAGAGTCAGGAACCAAGATTGAGTCTATTGGCGAGGCTACTACTCGCCGTCTCAATGAGTATGAGGAGATGGTGAAGAACAAGGGCAAGCTCATGGGCCTCACCTATGGCTTCCCCTCGCTAGACGAACACACGGGAGGCATGAGGCCAGGGCAACTTATCGTGATAGGCGCACCGACCAAGGGGGGCAAGACCGCTCTGGCTCTCAATATAGCCCAGCGAACTGCCGATGCAGGCAACAACGTGGGCGTGTTTTCACTGGAAATGAGTAGCGGAGAGATGGTGGATCGACTTGTGGCCTCGCTCACGGGCGTGGATATATCGGTGCTATCCAAGAATCCTAGCAAGGAGGAGATGGGGAAGATTGCTTTCGGAGTGGGGCAGGTTGGGAAACTGCCCATCTGGATACGCGATGAAAGCTCTATCAATCCGCTTCAAATCATGGCGGCGGCTCGACGCATGGTGGCGACTCATGGAGTGAAGGTGATTGTCTTTGACTATATCCAGCTTGCCATGCCTACCAATGCCAAGGACTCCCGCGAGCGTCAGGTAGCCGAAGTATCACGATGCCTCAAGCTCGTAGCCAAGGAGCTAGGGATTACCATCCTTGCTCTCTGCCAGCTTAACCGCAACGGAACCGCCCGTGAGTCTGATGCCATCCAGCACGACTGCGATATGTTTTTAGTCATCCGATACCAAGAGGCAGAGGAAGATCAAAAGAAAAAGCAAGACCCTGACGAGGTAGGATATTGGCTTGACATCCGACTCGCTAGGAATTGTAGTAGAACATCTTTCCCGCTAACCTTCCAGCCGCAATACCTGCGTTTTGAAGAACGGGAGATAAACACCAACAACCGATGAACGAAAAGAAATACGACAACAAGAACAGATTTGTTCTGTTCAAAAATGATAACGTCAATCCCAAGGCTCCGAAATACACAGGAACCTATACTGATGCCAACAACAAGGAGTGGAAGGCATCCGCATGGGAAAAGATTGACCGCAACGGGAATCCATTCATTTCTGGCGAGATCAGCGAGATTAAGGAGCGTAAGTCTGGGTACGACAATCACAACAAGTCAAAGGGCAATGGCTATCAGCCGCAGTCCGACGACTCAGAAATTGATTTCTAATAGTTGACAAAAATACCTTTCTAGGCTTTAATAAAGCCCATGAAAGAATGTTTTAAATGCAATCAATCCCTCCCATTGTCGGAATTTTACAAGCATCCGGCAATGGGAGATGGGCATCTAGGGAAATGCAAATCTTGCACAAAGAAAGATGTTCGCAAAAGAGTTTTAATAAAAAAAGAAGATCCCTCATGGCTTTTTAAAGAACGCGAAAGAAACAGGAAAAAGGCTAAAGAGTATAGAGAAACGGGCGTTGCTTTAAAACCTACAAAAGAACAAAAGAGAATAATAAATTTAAGGCATAAAGAAAAATATCCAGAAAAAACAAAAGCTAGAAATATTTTGTCAAACGCATTAAGAGATGGGAAAATTCATAGACACCCATGTTGTGAATGCGGAGCAAAAGCAGAAGGCCACCACGAAGATTACAGCAAGCCCCTTGAGGTAATTTGGCTTTGCCCAAAACATCATGCCGAAAGGCACAACCGAAAAAGAGAACAAGAAATTTTAAAGAAATTCGCGGAATAGCAGTCGGAGGAGAACTCCGAAGCGGGTGCGTCTCTGTTCGCTTCCCTTGTTGAACACCGCAGGGCGGGGAGAAATCCCCGCCCTTATTTTTTGCTTGCAAACAATATTGTGTTACTTGATGATGCAAGAGGAATCATTGCTGGTTGCATTGGAAATATCCGATGGCGGGAATACCCGTAGGGCTGGGGAAAACAGCCGCCAGTAGTGATTCCTAGTCGGGGGAGGCATTGAGGGGGATTCTTGATCGG